GGCGTAAGAACATGACGGCGGGATTCAAATTTTGCAGTGCAGCAGTTAGTTCCGCCACCCGGCGTTAAGGGGAGAGATAAGATGGTGCATTACGAAGTAGTTCAGTATTTGATGGATTGTTGCGGTATCACTTACAACCAGGCTGTGCAGGCTTTACGCAGCAACGACTGGGATCTCTGGCAGGCAGAAGTCGCTATACGTAGCAACAAGATGTGAGATTCGCAAAATGCAAAAAATCGACCTCGGCAACAACGAATCCCTGGTGTGCGGCGTGTTCCCCAACCAGGATGGAACGTTCACTGCCATGACGTATACCAAAAGCAAAACATTTAAAACCGAAACTGGTGCGCGCCGATGGTTGGAGAAGCACACAGTAAGCTAACGATTAAAACGTCTACTCCTGCTGTTCCAGAATAACTTCATAAAATGGGAGTATTTTTCGGTGACGAGATAATAAGAACAGTTTGCGCTATCACTCTGATGTTGAATGATGCCCTTCCGTTCTAATTTTTTCATGACCGGGTTACGGCAAGGAGAAGTGATAATAAGATTTCCTGTTTTAAGGAAATCTTTAAATACAGCGATTTCTTTCTCAGATAAACGAAGCAATACTCGTTGCTCTGGTAGTAATGAATAATGCTTTTGAATATGTGCTCGCAATCTTGAGAAGGAAATGGCGACCACGAAAGAAAAGGCAAAAACGATAATCTGAAAGAGCCAAGGTATTTCAGTATAAGCATTGAATGCGACAGTAAACTCTTTCGGTATCAGCCAGAGAGTGAGACCAAAAATGATAATCGTATACATAAGTCTTTCGAGTGGCTCGTTAGCAAAAAGTTTCAACAATGGAGTAAATACATCCAACATATCAATAACTCTCAACTGTAAGGGTATTGAAATGTTAACACAAGCTCTCGCTGTAGGGGTATAGCCGAGACCACCGAAGCCCGGAGGTGGTGAAATAAAACCGGGCACAACACGAAGGCGCATTTCCGATATCCATAAAGAGTCGGTCTTGTCTGTTAAATTTAAATGGTGGAGTGCGCCTCCGGTTGTAAATAACGACATTGCTGTGTGTAGTCCTGGCGGCATCAGTTTTTTTCTTGAAGTTCGGCTGATGTCCGCCCTTTTTAAAGTGAATTTTGTGATGCGGTGAATGCGGCTAAGCGCACGTGGCACAGTTAAAAGTCATGTTAGTCCTTATTGGTTTGGGTGGGAAAGCCGACTGTAATTGTTAACTGGTTGCAGTCACCTGGAGGCACCAGGCACCGCATCAACAAAGTTCATTTGTAAAAATGGAGATAATTATGATTGCACATCACTTCGGAACTGATGAAATACCACGTCAGTGTGTGACTCCTGGCGATTATGTTCTTCATGAAGGCCGGACATATATTGCCTCGGCAAACAATATTAAAAAGCGAAAACTATATATTCGTAACCTGACCACAAAAACATGCATTACTGACCGCATGATTAAAGTCTTCCTCGGTCGTGATGGTTTACCTGTAAAGGCGGAGTCATGGTGATGACTAAGAAAATAAAATGTGCTTACCACCTTTGCAAAAAAGACGTTGAAGAAAGCAAAGCTATTGAAAGAATGCTTCACTTCATGCACGGGATTTTATCAAAAGACGAACCGAGAAAATATTGCAGTGAAGCTTGTGCCGAAAAAGACCAGATGGCACATGAACTTTAATTAATTGACTATTCGAAACTGAATTTATGCCAGAAATGGCAGGTATTCGCTCAACCTTAATTAAGGAGAAAAACATGATTACCAATTATGAAGCCACTGTTGTAACTACCGATGACATTGTTCACGAGGTGAATCTGGAAGGAAAGCGCATTGGCTACGTAATTAAAACAGAAAATAAAGAAACCCCATTCACTGTGGTTGATATCGATGGTCCATCAGGCAACGTAAAAACACTTGATGAAGGTGTCAAAAAAATGTGCCTGGTGCATATCGGAAAGAATCTGCCCGCAGAAAAAAAAGCCGAATTTCTGGCAACTCTAATTGCAATGAAATTAAAAGGTGAAATCTGAAAGAAATAGCCTGCGTATGGCGCAGGCTATGAACAGTGTGTATCCGGCAAGATCATTCACTGAACAAAACGAATTTTAATCTGAGTTGAGGTTAAAAAACAATGAGCACAAAACCACTCTTCCTGTTACGGAAAGCGAAAAAATCATCCGGTGAACCTGACGTCGTCCTGTGGGCAAGCAACGATTTTGAATCGACCTGTGCCACTCTGGACTACCTGATCGTTAAGTCAGGTAAAAAACTGAGCAGCTATTTTAAAGCTGTTGCCACGAATTTTCCTGTCGTTAATGACCTGCCCGCTGAAGGTGAGATCGATTTTACCTGGAGTGAACGCTATCAACTCAGCAAAGACTCCATGACATGGGAACTAAAACCGGGAGCAGCACCAGACAACGCTCACTATCAAGGCAATACCAACGTCAACGGCGAAGACATGACTGAGATTGAGGAGAATATGCTACTCCCAATTTCTGGCCAGGAACTGCCCATTCGTTGGCTTGCTCAACACGGCAGCGAAAAACCGGTAACGCACGTTTCACGCGACGGACTCCAGGCATTACACATTGCTCGGGCTGAAGAACTACCGGCTGTTACTGCCCTGGCTGTTTCCCACAAAACCAGCCTGCTCGACCCGCTGGAAATTCGCGAACTCCACAAACTGGTTCGTGACACTGACAAAGTTTTCCCTAATCCTGGTAATTCAAACCTGGGACTGATAACTGCTTTTTTCGAAGCATACCTGAACGCTGACTACACCGATCGAGGACTGCTGACAAAAGAGTGGATGAAGGGTAATCGTGTTTCACACATCACTCGCACGGCTTCCGGTGCTAATGCTGGCGGCGGAAACCTCACCGATCGCGGCGAAGGTTTCGTACACGATCTGACGTCACTGGCGCGCGACGTAGCCACTGGCGTACTGGCCCGTTCAATGGATCTGGACATCTATAACCTTCATCCGGCACACGCTAAACGCATTGAGGAAATTATCGCTGAAAATAAACCGCCCTTTTCTGTTTTCCGCGACAAATTCATCACCATGCCTGGCGGGCTGGATTATTCCCGCGCCATCGTGGTTGCGTCCGTAAAAGAAGCACCAATTGGGATCGAGGTCATCCCCGCGCACGTCACTGAATATCTGAACAAAGTACTGACTGAAACCGATCATGCCAACCCTGATCCGGAAATCGTGGATATTGCCTGCGGTCGCTCCTCTGCCCCGATGCCGCAGCGAGTAACAGAAGAAGGAAAACAGGATGATGAAGAAAAACCGCAACCATCTGGAACAACGGCAGTTGAACAGGGAGAGGCTGAAACAATGGAACCGGACGCAACTGAACATCATCAGGACACGCAGCCGCTGGATGCTCAGTCACAGGTAAATTCTGTTGATGCGAAATATCAGGAACTGCGGGCAGAACTCCATGAAGCCCGGAAAAACATTCCATCAAAAAATCCTGTCGATGCCGATAAATTGCTTGCTGCATCACGTGGTGAATTTGTTGACGGAATTAGCGACCCGAACGATCCGAAATGGGTAAAGGGGATCCAGACTCGCGATTGTGTGTACCAGAACCAGCCAGAAACGGAAAAAGCCAGCCCAGATATGAATCAACCTGAGCCAGTAGTGCAACAGGAACCGGAAATAGCCTGCAATGCCTGCGGCCAGACTGGCGGGGATAACTGCCCTGACTGTGGTGCGGTGATGGGCGACGCAACATACCAGGAAACATTCGCTGAAGAGAGTCAGGTTGAAGCTAAGGAAAATGATCCGGAGGAAATGGAAGGCGCTGAACATCCGCACAATGAGAATGCTGGCAGCGATCCGCATCGCGATTGCAGTGATGAAACTGGCGAAGTCGCAGATCCCGTAATCGTAGAAGACATAGAGCCAGGTATTTATTACGGAATTTCGAATGAGAATTACCACGCGGGTCCCGGTATCAGTAAGTCTCAGCTCGATGACATTGCTGATACTCCGGCACTATATTTGTGGCGTAAAAATGCCCCCGTGGACACCACAAAGACAAAAACGCTCGATTTAGGAACTGCTTTCCACTGCCGGGTACTTGAACCGGAAGAATTCAGTAACCGCTTTATCGTAGCACCTGAATTTAACCGCCGTACAAACGCCGGAAAAGAAGAAGAGAAAGCGTTTCTGATGGAATGCGCAAGCACAGGAAAAACGGTTATCACTGCGGAAGAAGGCCGGAAAATTGAACTCATGTATCAAAGCGTTATGGCTTTGCCGCTGGGGCAATGGCTTGTTGAAAGCGCCGGACACGCTGAATCATCAATTTACTGGGAAGATCCTGAAACAGGAATTTTGTGTCGGTGCCGTCCGGACAAAATTATCCCTGAATTTCACTGGATCATGGACGTGAAAACTACGGCGGATATTCAACGATTCAAAACCGCTTATTACGACTACCGCTATCACGTTCAGGATGCATTCTACAGTGACGGTTATGAAGCACAGTTTGGAGTGCAGCCAACTTTCGTTTTTCTGGTTGCCAGCACAACTATTGAATGCGGACGTTATCCGGTTGAAATTTTCATGATGGGCGAAGAAGCAAAACTGGCAGGTCAACAGGAATATCACCGCAATCTGCGAACCCTGTCTGACTGCCTGAATACCGATGAATGGCCAGCTATTAAGACATTATCACTGCCCCGCTGGGCTAAGGAATATGCAAATGACTAAGCAACCACCAATCGCAAAAGCCGATCTGCAAAAAACTCAGGGAAACCGTGCACCAGCAGCAGTTAAAAATAGCGACGTGATTAGTTTTATTAACCAGCCATCAATGAAAGAGCAACTGGCAGCAGCTCTTCCACGCCATATGACGGCTGAACGTATGATCCGTATCGCCACCACAGAAATTCGTAAAGTTCCGGCGTTAGGAAACTGTGACACTATGAGTTTTGTCAGTGCGATCGTACAGTGTTCACAGCTCGGACTTGAGCCAGGTAGCGCCCTCGGTCATGCATATTTACTGCCTTTTGGTAATAAAAACGAAAAGAGCGGTAAAAAGAACGTTCAGCTAATCATTGGCTATCGCGGCATGATTGATCTGGCTCGCCGTTCTGGTCAAATCGCCAGCCTGTCAGCCCGTGTTGTCCGTGAAGGTGACGAGTTTAGCTTCGAATTTGGCCTTGATGAAAAGTTAATACACCGCCCGGGAGAAAACGAAGATGCCCCGGTTACCCACGTCTATGCTGTCGCAAGACTGAAAGACGGAGGTACTCAGTTTGAAGTTATGACGCGCAAACAGATTGAGCTGGTGCGCAGCCTGAGTAAAGCTGGTAATAACGGGCCGTGGGTAACTCACTGGGAAGAAATGGCAAAGAAAACGGCTATTCGTCGCCTGTTCAAATATCTGCCCGTATCAATTGAGATCCAGCGTGCAGTATCAATGGATGAAAAGGAACCACTGACAATCGATCCTGCAGATTCCTCTGTATTAACCGGGGAATACAGTGTAATCGATAATTCAGAGGAATAATTCAGGCTGGCGGTGTAATGCACCGCCAACTTGAAATATTTTTTATGAGAAAAATTATGAGATATGACAATGTTAAACCATGTCCATTTTGTGGTTGTCCATCAGTAACGGTGAAAGCCATTTCAGGATATTACCGAGCGAAGTGTAACGGATGCGAATCCCGAACCGGTTATGGTGGAAGTGAAAAAGAAGCACTCGAAAGATGGAATAAACGAACCACTGGAAATAATAATGGAGGTGTTCATGTATAAAATTACCGCCACTATTGAAAAGGAAGGTGGCACTCCTACTAACTGGACAAGATATTCAAAATCTAAACTAACGAAATCAGAATGCGAAAAAATGCTCTCAGGTAAAAAAGAAGCAGGCGTTTCCAGAGAGCAGAAAGTAAAACTGATAAATTTTAATTGCGAGAAACTTCAGTCCTCGAGAATTGCATTGTATTCAAATTAAAACTTCATAGCTGATTATTAATAATCAACATCGGGCGCTGAGAGATCCCCTCA